TGACTTTAAAAATAATCGCTTCTATTGGCAAAAAACCCATCAAATGACCATCAAATGACACCACAGAAACAAGCAGCACTCCTAGCCGCCGAACTCGGCATGGACTTTACTAAGACATTACTGGAGCACTTGGATGACTCCAGCTACATCTACAGCTCGCCAACGTGTTTCATTCTGGCCGTTGATGCCGTGCGCGAATTTGGTGATGATTGCCAGCAGGAGGCGATTTTCGTAACTTTGGCAGTAGGTAACGTGCAAGAATTTATGGAGGTTGATCCGCGCAAAGAGACAAGGCGCTGGATGGGATTCTGCCGCGAAGATGGCGGCGAGATCTTCTGGCTAGATTATCAAAGGATGCGCCGATTGGTCGCCAAGCTCCCGCTTTCTCAAAAATGATTTGCCTTCTTTCTCAAAAGTGAGAGAATCGCGGAATCATGGCCGACGTCTTTGACCTTTTAATCCCAGCACCTGCTTTTTATGAGCGGATTGGTTGGCAATCAATGCCGCCATGCAACGGAGGATCTCCGAAAGCACCAAAACCATCGCCACCGCCGCCAGCACCAGTTCGCGCCGACAGCGCAGCAGGTGAGCAGGCTTATTCATCTGCCAATCGTCGGAGCGGTCTGCGTAAGACGATCAACCCAGCAGATCCCTTGGCACCAATGAGCGCACTAGGCAGCATGGGAGCGCTTGGAATGGGTGGAGAAGGTGTGATGGTCAACAATGCGCCACCGCCTGAAACAGGCTACACAGGCACAAGTCGAGTGGGTAAACTTCTAGCACCTAAGCTTACAGCGGCCTCAAAAATGGGATCACCGTCAATGACGATGAAATAATCATGACCGAAGGCACTGAACAAACTCAACGCTGGATCAAGACATTTGATCGGCTCAAGACTGCGCGTGTCTCAACCCATGATCAGATTTGGCAGGAGATTGCCGATTATGTATCGCCTCGAAAGGCTGGCATTACGAGCAAGCGCTACATGCCTGACAGTAACAAAGAGGCGCAAATCTACGATGCGACCGCTACAGACTCGGTGCAGCGTGCTGTGTCAGCTTATACCTCATGGACAACGCCAGCATCTCAGCCGTGGATTGCGCTTAAGCCTAACCTAAAACTCAAAAGCTCCGATGCAGTCAAAGGCTGGCTGTCTGAGTGCTCACAGATTCTCAATCAAGAGGTTAACAGCCGCAGTAACTTCCAGCTTGAGCGTTTGGAATCAGTTGCCGACCTGTGGAATTTTGGGACGTGCGCTATGTTTTCAGAGATGGGCGAGGGCAATCGTCTGCGATTTGAGAAAATCAAGATCGGCACTTATGTTTTTGAACTCGACCCATTCGGCAAGGTTTATCGCTTTATTCGTGAGTTTGAACTGACTGCAGAGCAAGCAGAGCAGAAGTTTGGAAACGAGAACTTGCCTAAGCTGATCAAAGATTCATTGGCCAGTGAAAATGCGAATCGCAGTAAATCTTTTGAGTTCATTCACATTGTTGAGCCTCGCGACCCGTCCAAGGTTGGGTCTAACGAATACAACATTAAGACCAAGAAACGGTATCTTTCGGCTTACGTCGAGAAGTCGAGCGCCAAGATTGTGCAAGAAGGTGGTTATGATGGCTTCCCTTACACCGTTGGCCGTTACCTTTCCTACGATGCATTGATTGGCAATTCAGGCTGGGGCTACGGGCCAGGCTTTGCCATTTTGCCAGAAGCTCGACAGCTCAATTTCATTCAGCAAATGATGGACGTGTTTGCTGAGAAGCAAGTATTCCCACCGATGGCCGTGCCTGATACATTTGAGGGAAGCCTTAAGACCGCAGCGCGAGCAATCAATTACTACCCACAAGGAATGGGGCCGGAAGCTATCGCACAGATTCCTGTGACTGGTGAATGGTCTGTTGCCCTTGAGCGCGTTAGAATGCGTCAGGACATGATTAAACGTCTTTGCTCGTTGGATATGTTCCAGATGTTTGCACAGATCGATCGTCAGATGACTGCTTACGAGGTCGCCCAGCGTGCAGGCGAGAAACTGGATACCGTCGGCCCGATCTATCACCGCGATGTTCGTGAGACTATCGAACCGCAGTTGCGCCGTGCATTTGACCTTTGCGCTGAGAACGGCCTGCTACCATTGCCACCACAAGAAGCATACGAACTCGTTGGCCGTGGATTTGTGCAGGTCTCCGACCCAGAGATTCAGCTTACATCACGCCTGGCAATGGCAATCGACTCTTGGAATGCTCGCGGCGCTGATGAAGTCATGCAGACCGCTGTTAGCCTTGCCTCCGTCGATCCTACGATCATGGACAACATCAACACGGGCTTCTATATCCGCGAGAAATCCCGCCTCGTTGGAGCGCCTGAAGGTCTGCTTCGTCCGCAAGAAGAGATTGACGCTATTCAACAGCAACGAGCACAGGCTCAACAGGCTCAGCAGGCCGCAATGATGGCTAAAGAAATGTCCGGTGCAGTCAAAGACATTGGCGGCATCGACAAAGCTAGAGAGCTAATTGGCGCATAATCATCACATCACCAATCATCACATGACACCGAACGCCGCTGAGCTATTAGCGCCGCTGACAAACGACGAAAAGAAAGAAGTCGTGAAAGCTGCGCTGCGACTATTCGACAAGCCCGACTTCCAGTTAGTCTATCGCTCACTCAATGCAGACGTGGGTGGCATCCTAAATCCAGCTTTTGAGGTTGGTGGCGATGCAGTTAAGGCAGCATTTAGAGAAGGACAAAAGGAGCCGTTACGGTGGCTATTTGCCATGTTCCTCAAAGGTATCCCAGCAGAAGAAAAACCAAACAAGCAAGAGACATGATCACAATCACAGAAGACAATCAAATTGACCGCGATGGCGAGATCATCGGCCAGATCATTGACGGAATCGCATGGCTGAAAAGCAAGCAGGCACCGCGCATCCTAGGCCAGATTCGCGCAGCAGCAGGTGCTCCTATAATGACCTTTGAAACTATTGATTCTCCAACTGTTAACGAACCATCAACAGTTGAATTTATTTCCACGCTAGAGGTTGTCGATATTCCTCCAGCGTTGGAGCCAGTCGCCGTTTGTGATGATGCGGCGGCTGGCATTCGTTCCTATGACCTAACAGGCTTTGGCGAGATCGGCTCACAATATTTCAAACGCTGCTTTGTCAATCACTACGGCCCAACAGGCTACGCTGAATTCTGCAAAGCCAACAACATCTAATTCCCTATGGAAACCGAAACACAAACATCACAATCCGCACTTCAGGAACAAGCTGCACAAGCTGCGCCAGAAGTAACAACGCCAACAATTGAAGCATTGCCGTCAGCAGTTGCTCGTCCTGAATATATCCCTGAGAAATTCTGGGATGCTAGCAAAGGCGAGCCGATGATCGACAAGCTTGCAGTTAGCTACGCACACCTTGAGAAGACGCTTGGCCAAAAGTCTGCAGCGCCAAAGAAACCTGGTGCCGATGCCACCGACGAGCAACGCCAAGCATACTATGCCGATCTTCGTAAGCTCACAGGAGCGCCAGAGAAAGCAGAGGACTACGGACTTAAAGCGCCGGAGAATCTGCCCGAAGGCGTCGAGTGGAATGCTGACCTTGCGGGAAAGGCTGCAGGCATTGCCCATAAATACGGCATTCCGCCCGAAGCACTGCATGAGCTAATTGACCTCAACAATGCAAACGTGAGTGAGCTTGTAACCAAGTCTGAAGCTATGCAAAAGGAGCAGGTTGAAGCGATGGTTTCTGAGCTGAATAGCGAATGGAAGGACAACGCCAAAAACAATTGGCAACGTGCAAACCGTGGCGCTATTGCCCTCGGTGTGGATCTTGAAAAGTCTGGACTTGGCAACAATGCCGATTTCATTCGCGCAGCTTTGCGATTTGACGAGATGATCAATGATGACAAGGGATTGATCAGCTCAGACAGCCAAGCAACCTACGCAGAGCAAATGGATCGCATTCAAAAAGGTGACGATTTCCACGGCAAGAACGGGCCGGAAGCTCAGCAGAAAGCATTGGAAAGGCTTCAAAGCTTGTTCCATGCATCGAAAAGTTAATTTCATCCGCCATGTGTGGACAGAGATACGAGGCCGTTCAGAGATGGGCGGCTTCAGCTTTTTATACTTTACTGTAAAGCGATGTTTCACTGCTCAGTAAATTACTTATTCAGAGGGCTTGATGGCTATCTCAGAGCATAGCAGTCCCATTGCTGGGAATCTGCTATGATTTAGTTCTTATTCGTCAGGAATCAGGAACCTCGTCACACACTTGAATCTCTCCGCTCGGCTGTCTCAGTAAACACGGATCAAACGATTCAAGCAGCAGCCCACTCTTTCGAGTGCGACTTCAGCACGGTTGATCTGCTTTCCACCGTGCGCCGAATCTCCATCACTGGCCCGCGTTGCCCGCTCAGGGACACTGCCAATTATATCAGGCAGGAGATGCCCGAGATGCAAAAAGGCCGACATCGTGGAGCAATGTCGGCCTAGTTGCGGTTTGCAAGTAGTGCGGATCACACCGCTCCACAGTGCAAACCTATTTGAATCTGCTTAAAAATAGAACATTGGCAAGGATTAACAAGCTAAATTTTTGCCCATTTTCTCAAAATTGATAAAATAAAGCTTGCCATATTTCTCAGATATGAGAAAACTGCAATAACAAGAAGCCCCTGCAAAGGATAAGCTGATTGCCGATAACTCGGCCCTCATCTGAGGAGAACCTAGGAACGGAGACAACGCAAACCTCTCTGCCGCTCAACCGAGTGGCTTTTCCCAACTCCCAAAACTACCCTTTTATGGCTACCATTGATACATTCTACCCAACGATGTTCCAGACATCGTTCGACCAAGTCCTGCAACAGCTTGACTCCCGCCTTCTCAACTCCATCACCCGCGCCGATTTCACCGGCAAGAAAAAGTGGTTCAACCTTCTGAACGACTCCGAAGCTCAGGACATCCTCGTCCGCAAAGGTGACACTCCTGATGGCGAGTTCGACGGCTCGAAATACTGGCTCACCCAACGTCCAAAAGAGAAGGTCACCACCTTCGACGAATGGGACAAGCACTTCCTTGGAACTATCGTGCTGCCAACTTCTGACGAAGTTCAGGCTCACGCCCAAGCTTTCAATCGTGCAATTGATGACGTTGTCATTGCTGCCTTTGATGCTACTCGTTACATCGGTGAAGATGGCACTACTGAGAAT